GTATCCCCACAAAACACCCCGGAAGGACCCATTGAATTTTTATGGTCGAAAATCAATCACGATGGTCAAAAATCAACATGGTCAAAAAAACTTCCATCATGGTCGCTTTTCGCTCATTTTTTACCCTGCCGCAACCGCAGCCGCGTAAGCCTCTTCGCCAGTCTGCGTATCACTATCAATGATGATCTTCAAGTCCTTCTGCCTCACCGGCACAGCGTCCGTCTGCCCCGATTCAGTGACTAGAAACGTGCCCCAATAAACACCAGCCGCGTCAACGCCCGTGCTGCTGAAGTCATAGTTGACCGTGCCACTCGCAGCAGTCACTACAGTGACGCCCGTTGATGTCGCTGCAACCTTAGTCGTTCCATCCGCAGCGTTGACCATCTTGAATGTGACTGTCAGCCCTGTTAAGTTGATAGCCGCCAACGTTCCTGTTGAGTCAGGCTGTTGTAATGTGACCGGCAAAACTGTCCGCAGATCCCCAACCCTTCGACGATGTACCTGTGCTGTCATCGGCTTGATCCTTCAATAGTCAGTCGCGTCTGTGATGTGCCAACCGTTGCCATTCGCTCCATTGACGTCCCCTCAACGGCCATTCGTTTCATTGATGTGCCGACCAGCGAAAGGCGTGTCGTGACGATGGCCGCGTTGACAATCTCCTCACTCCCGCCCCAAGTCCTAGCATTAAACGTCCGAGCCGCAAACGTCCTCGATGCAAATGTTCTCAAGCTCATGTCACCACCACGGCTGATCTATTTCCGTCCGAATCCACAGTGATCGTCAACGTTGCAGATGGCCCGACGAACACTTCAGTGGGTGTTCCGGCCCCGGTGACTGTGCCTGTTGCGGCCGCTTCGATTTTGGCAATCTTCGCAGCTTGGGTGGCCAATGCACTCGCAGTCGCCAGCCCACTCTGAATCTGACTAACCGGATGGATATGCAGCGACACAATCGTAAACGCCACTCCGTTGACCGGAGCCGAGGTCAATGCCTCCTCTAAAACAATCGTCTTTGTGGCTCCCACATAGTCGTAAATCGCCCGAACCTGTCCGGCCAAAGCCCCATCAGTGAAGACGATCATCGAGTCATTATAAAAATCATCGACGGCTGAAGTCAGTCCAGTAACGAACGTAGTTGTGGTCGCAGACGCATCGATGACAGTCGAGTCGATTTGCTGGAATGCTGTTGCCTGTCGCACTCGCTTTCCGGAGGAAGTCGCGACGTTATGGGTAGCTCCTGTTAACGGCTCGTCCCAGATCAGGTCAACAAGGGCGGCAGTAGCAGTGGAGTCCAGTACCGCTGCTTCCGGCGTTGTAGTTGCAGTCTCGCCATCAGTGCCGGCGAAGGTCCGCTTTCCACTTCCTACAACTGTCGCTCCGAGGAAAACTTTCGCAGTAAAATTGCCACTGATTGCAACTGCCTCCCCAAAGGTAAACACGTACTCATCCGTTGCATTCGTGCGGTTAACCGTCGAATCGGACGTGTAAGCCACGGTGTCTGGAGCAGCAAGCGTAAAAAGTTTTTTCGTGAGAGTTAAGCCGCCTGGCAATCCTGAAAAGACTGAGTTTTGTGTTGTCATCAGATACCCCACTTTGCAGCAAAATAAGCTTCAACGCTCGCCAATGTGCCAGCACTCTCAGCGGCATTTGTGACGATTAACTCACAAAGATCGATATCAGATGCACTGGTTACGAGATCCGTATCAGTAACAAGAGCACCAATACTAACCGCCAATGGGGCTGTATTGCTTGTGCTGCCGTCAGTTGTCCATGTTGTTGACGATCCATCGCTCGCCGCCGCTCGATACAAATCTGCGTCCGATGTGGAGTATTTCGCAACTCCAATTCGTGACAAAAACGCAGTGCCAATGCTGTTTGATCCGCTCAATATCGATGCGGAAGCCTGTGCGTCTAATCGGCGTCCAAATAGCGTTTGTCGATTAGAAACACTGACAGCTGATCCGAGCGAGCATCTTCCACTCGATGATCCCGTACCTGTGCTTACAAAGAAGCAGACTTTGGATACCGTTGGCGTGCTGCTATGGCTTATCACGGCAGCAACGGTTGCCCCTGAAACATTTTGCACCATCCCAGACAGCCCCGTGAGCAGACGCATATTGTCGTCCGCTCCATCAAACCGCACAATATCGCGAGCATTTTGCACCGCCGTTTTTCGTAACGGACGACGACCGCTGGTGGCCTGGGTAAAGTGCCGAGCATTTCCGCTTTTATCCTCCCATCTGGCGATTGTTCCATTCGCCGCGACCAGCGATCCGCCTGATGTGGCATCATAGAGCGTGTACGCATCTGATGCGTCCAACCAGATAGCCGGGCTAATACTAGCTGGCGTCCATGTTGGCGTGAAATTGTGACTGTTAATAATCACTCGATTGACCTCTCCATAAGGAAGCCAAGGCAGTTCTGACCGTGGCCTTGCAAACCCCGGCGTCACTAAAGCACCGGCCAGATTGTCAGGTCGTAGTCTTCGTCGGCTTCGGCTGCGGTCATCAGTTCGCCGCGACGTATGGCAAGCTGTGCGATCTTGTCTTTTGTCGCAACGAATGCCACGATCAAAGCCTGCTCACCAGTCGTGAGTACTGACCCTGCCTGCTGCTTAATAAGGATGCCACCGACTTGGATGATGGTCGATGGGTTTTCCGTCTCAGGAAATTGCAGCCGCACTTGTCGCTGGTATTCGCTTTCGATCTGTGCCAGCAGGTCGTTGAGTTCACGTCGCACCGGCGTGTAGGTCGTTCCAAATGTGCCGACCGGCAGACCATCAGCAGGTGCCGGAGATAGGAGCGTAAAACTGTCGGCAGACTGCAATTCGTAGCGGTGGTCAATGTCTGGCGCATCGTTTGCCACCCGCTTGAAGTATTGCAGATCAGGATTTCCGCCCTGAATCGCACCACCATCGCCACGCGGCCAACTTGCGGAGAAGTTGATCACGTTGCCGCTCGCCAGTGACTTGATCACGAAGCGGTCTGCTGCTGGATCAATTCCGGTTGTTACATTCAATGCCATGAGTTTTTCCTATGTCGCTGTGATGGTGATCGTCGCCAAAAGTCCTTTGCCGTCGCTTCCCTGATCGATGTCCACTGCCAACTGATCGCCCACCGCAACCGCTGGCGAGCCACTGATTGCACCGCCCGTCGAGACGTTGGCTGATGTTGCAATTGATGCCACTGATGTTAGACAGGTTGTCAATGCCCCGGTCGATAGATTGACAGTGTTTAGGTCGCACTGAATTGCAGCCGCTGACGGCTCATTTGCCGCATCACAAGTGACCGCAAAGCCTGTGATTGTGCCCGCGATCGGAATCCTACAGAGTCCCTTTTTCGTGCCTGTGCTGACTGCCGTATCATATCCGCTCAGTGCGATCTGAATCTGATAGGTGGACTTTGCGGCCATCGTCCCCTGACCAAGTAGAGTCTTCGTTTCCGCGACTGTCTTCCGACCGACTGGCAGACCAGCCCCGGCGCAAACCACGAACGTGTCAGCAGTCCCGCCGATCAGCGTTTCGATTGCACTGGCTAAGATTTGGTCAGACATTAAAAACCCCTAAAACACCAATGTTTTCGACAAGCAGTGGAATCGAAGCCCGCTGCTTACTTACGACTGTTTCCAAACCCAGTAAATCATTCCGCCGGTCAAGTCCCAGATCAGCGACAGCAGGAACGCTATGATTCCGATTATCTGGCTCATTTGTTGTCGCTCAATCGGCCTTCCAGCCGTCCTACTGTTGTGCTGATCTCTGCGATATTATTGTGCATTGTTTCGACGCGATCGTTTAGCGATTTGCGGTCGTCCTTGCATTCGCGGAGCTCCATCGTAAACCATAGCCACATCTTTGCAACAGCGCCGCTTAAAACCGCTCCGAGTGCAGTAATGATGCCGAGTATTATTTCTGCTGATATATTCACTGCTGCGGTTCCTGTTGCCAAATTCTTTTTCTGATCGCCGCCACGATCCAGAGTAAAAGGTCAGGTGCGATCTGCCAGAAGAACCACGCCAGCAGCGGGGTGATTGCCTTCGCTATTTTCTCGTCTGAGTCTGTTACCCTGATTCGTTTCTTGTCCGCCAACTTCAACATTCGTCGACCGTAAAAGTCGATTGATTCGCCCTCGTGACTGTCGGTCACTTCCTGCGCCCACTTGCCGACGAAAGATGCGTGCTCATAGATCAGGCTCGTTATGATTGTGTCTTCGCGGCTCATTAGTAATCCACCCGAACATTGGTCAGAGTCAGGCTCACGATTGCATGGTCCGCAAACAGCTTCGCGCCGATGAAATCAGGATTCGGCAGTCCTCGCAGATTGACCTCAGCAGCACCGTCCGTAATTTTGATCTCTGCTGAATCACCGTCGCGTGTGACTCGCAGATTGAGCGACTCAGTCCACTCAATGCGATCAATTTTGCCCGAGATGACGGCCGCAATGGCTTCTCGCAGACCGGCCTTCCCTCGCATGTCGATTGGCTTGATCAGGCTCATCGACGCCACCCAAACAATCCACGGCGAGGAGTTGGACAGCGGCCACCAGGGCATTGCGACCCACGATTGATCATTTGCACTGGCTGCGACTTGTTCGCGACTTTCCGGCCCTCATGTAATGCGGCATGCAGGTCGTGCAGTTGCTGGTGATTAAGGTCGTTGACATTCACGCCGTGATCTTCGCGGAGGTGCCTTGCAGTCTCAAGGATTGACGGATTCCAGTTACCTTCGACGTTCCACGACAGCTTCAGCGGGCCAAAAGAACGAACCGCAGGAGGCGAGGCAACCGGGATGATAAGTTGAGACAGGTTCGCCCGTGGTGCCTCCTGCGGTTCGACGGCAGACGCTGGATCACTCTCCTTTCCGTTGGGATTGGAACTGATCAGAGACGCTTCCACTATTTTTAACGTGTCGATGATTTGCTCATTCTGAGACACGATTTCCTGACGTGTCGACTCGATCACCGCGATTGTTTTGCTGTGGTGCTCAGCGGCCTGTGATTTAAACCCACTCGACAACTCAGCGGCCCGTGCTTTGATGTCCGCCGAAGGCTCGCAGGAGCATGGATCACACCCAGCCAGCACTGCAATGATTAGCATCCATCGCATCACGCCACCCCCTGATTTCTTGGCCGAAAGTACCCGCCACCGGACGCAACACGATCGTGATACCGCTCTTTCGCACGATCCGGCAGAAGCACATAAGCACCGAATGGTGAGAACTGGGACCGCTGGAGCTGCTCATAGCATCGCTGAGACATCCAATAAAATTGGTCGCCGTGAGAGTTCCACACAACCAGATACCAGTGACCGCCAATCCTCTCCGCCCAGATGATCTCCGTAGCATGTCCACCGCCGCCAGTTGGGGCTGTGTCCATCATTCGCCGGCCTTCAAGCTTCGCCCATTGCGGAGGCCAGAATGTTCCAATATGACCTGTTCCGCCTGCGGCAACAGTGATCAGCATCCCCTGAAAATCAGGCATAGGCCCGTGCTCAGTGGTCATCGACGATTGAATCTCGACTTGCTTTGCGCGGTTTGCGAAGTTGCTGGCCGATCGCTCGTAGGAGTAATAAGGCCAGGCAGATTCCAGAGGCAGACCAGGCTTGACGCCGATGCTTTGAATGCCTTCCGTCAACAGCCGAACGCCCGATTGCACACTCGTACCCTGATCACGTCCGACATTGTTCGTTCCGCTGATGTACTCGCTGCCGTTGTAAGCAAAAATATCCGCAAGCTGAATCATCTTCCCGGTCGCGTACCACGTTCGCTTTTCTTCACCGTTGGCCAGTGATTGGCCTTGGCAGTCGGAACGTTCCTGCCGCTGTGCTCGCATGTGTGGACGCGGGTCGTTCTTCGGATCCGCCAACCGAGCTTCCCAGTCTGGAAAGTCATTGGCGTCGATCGCGGAAACCTTCATTGACGCATTGCACGCGGCCAGTTCTTCAGCGGATGGTATCAGGAGTTCTGTATTCATCGTGCGTACCTCCCAACAGCCGCCGCTTCTTTTTCCGCCTTCCATTGCTCGCCGCCAAACGCAGTAGCTTCGGATGTCAGCAGCGTGGCCCATGCCGCGTCAGACTCCGGGAGATACTTCGCGGCCATCCAATCGGCAGAGGCTTTTTCGCTGGTCAGTTCACCGGCTCGGAGTGCTTTGGCTCGCTCTCCGGATAGTCGGCGGAAGGCAGTTTCCTGAGCGTCGTAGACGGTAGAAACAACGTCGGCCGGCAATGGAGATGGGCTCACATCGATGCCGCCCGCAAACCAGATCCCCGCAGCGATGCCGACCGCAATCAGCAGCAACGCTTTCAGTCCGCTCGCGAGCCAGGCTGAAATTGGAGGATGCGTGTTGTTCCACAATGCCTCAAGCACTCTTGCCTTCGCGTCTTCACTCAGCGGCTCAACGGCAGGCACCACCGGCTTTTTCGCTGCTGGCTTGCGTTTGGCTGGTGCCTTCTTTGCGGGGGCTTTCTTGGCCATCGATTACCACTCCACTGGCAAGGATGTGATAAACCGAAGCCCAATCGTAATCACGCCGGATGCCGCTGCGATTGCGGCCACAGCCTGCGGGTGTTGCTGGATTAGATCCGAGCCCGCGAATAGAGCGAGGGTTCCGGCTGCGAGCTGCAGAACCCCGAAGATGCTGGTCTTGCTATACCATACTTTTTTTACATTTGCTGCCATGTTCATCTCCCCTTAAGGTTTTGAACACGTTACCAAATTTTTAAAGATTGTCAAGATTAACCAACTGCTCACCAGTCACACGGTTCCAGATCGAGCAGCACGCAGTCATCACGCCGGTCTGGTAATGCCGTTCTGTTTCTTCGGTTGCCTCACTCCGGTTGCTCTGTGCGGATCGGTACAGATTCCGCAGTTCGGCCTTCCATCTGCTGTCAGGACGGCTCATTTTTCGTTCTTCGATTGTCATGATTCCCCCACTACCGGTGTTCCGATCCGCTGCTAGTCAGCCTCGCCCTTTTTCGGCCTGTGCGCCCCGGCCCGCTTTGACAGACCATCTTTTGCAGACCGATCAAGGCCCTCGACGCATTGCAAGCCAATCCACTCAGACAGAGTCAATCCTGCCTCAGTCGCCTGAGCCTCAAACGCCTGCCACCAGTCCGCTGGCTGCGTAATATTTTTCCGGACGCTGGGGGCTTGCTTACCATCGAGCCATGACTCGACCTCGTGCAGTGAGTTAAATAACCGCTGGCCACCATCGACCCAAAACACCGTCAGGCACAAACCACCACCATCGACACCCATTGTTTGATTTCGCTCGACCCTGTCGCCCAATAGCGACAGGGCTTTTTTGATCTCTGATTTTGTCATGGTTATCGGACCTCTCCGTAGCTCATTGCTAATGTGAGTGCGGCAGACTGAGCGTCAATTGCGTCGAGCTTTGACTCGTGATTGTCGCAGGCTGCGTTGTGTGACTCAATCTCTGACTCTGCAATTGTGATCGCAGCACACACCAAATCGCAGTTGGCTTTGATCATCCCGATATCACCAAGTTTTGCGACAGCAACAGGATGATTAGTTTTCTGCAGTCCCATCGGGCAAAAGTGATCCTTACCGTTGACCTTTGCTGTGATAATCACAACCTTGCGGCCTGATGATTTGCGGCGGCCTTGCAGGTCCAGCTCAGATCCAGTTGCTACGCTGACTTCGATCTTTGCACCCGTTCCGGCTGTCCAGTTGATTGTCTGCATTTTCGTGTCTCCCGTGTGTGTTTTTGCTTCCGATATCAGAAGTATACACACAGTATCGACGATCAGTCAACAACTCTACACACACTTTTTAGAGATTTGCGAAAAGGCAGGCAGAGATATGGTTATCCGCTGCTCTTTTCATATCCAAAATCTCGCCACGCCATCGCCTCCGCGTTTTGCAATTCGCGGCTCCATCCCCACGTGTAGGGAAGGTGACGCCGGACCATTCTGCGAAGCTGACGCCGCTCCTCGTTCTGCCGATGACGATCGTTCCTCGCATCGCGTTTCTGTTTTCGATTCATTTTGCCCCCAACACCGGACACGGCTTCCGCTGCTAATGCTGACTTAACTCTTCCAGAAGTATCCTTGCGAGTTCGCGGCTCAGCCCTGACTGATTTAGCCCACCTGCAGCAGATTCGCACCCATATTCCCCTAACATAAACTGCACTCGGTAAGCTGCCTTGTCGCCGAAATTACCGCTCTTCAGCAGCTTTTTTGCTATCCTGTCGGCCATCGCCTCAATTTCTCTTTTCCTACTCATGCCTTTTTTCTCCCAACACAAACTTCGTGACATTGGCTGCAATGGCTGCAGCAAATCACCATCGCGTTAATTGCTTCGAATCGTGTATTCCCTTTGCAGCCACCGCAGAACCTGCGAAGTGTAACATCCGCCGCAAACAAAAAATCATCAGTACGTACCTGACAATCAGCGCAGTACGCTTTCCCTGACTCAACTGGAGAATTGCAGACCGCGCACAGCATATACACACCTCAAAAACTACCGGTCAGTTATTCCGCGTTTGAAAACCATTTCGTTACCGTCAGCAAAATGGTGTACGCGGAGCTGTACTCCGCGACTGCCATCACCGTTAAACAATCTCGTGTTCTGCCAACGCTTCTTTCGAAAACGGCTCACACACGCCATACACTGCAAAATAAGTGCAATCGTCGTGCGGAAGTCCGTCGTCCAGTGTCCAACTACCTTCACTTACTTTGTCGCGTTCGTCGAAGTACCGAGGGCACACACGAGCTAAACGCTTATCGTCACCCAGTAATTGCCGAACCGCTTCCCGCGTCCAGCCTGCTGACCGGTAAAACCTGAGACACAAATTTGCCTGAACAATTCGCATACACCCAACTTTCAACCCAATTGCGGTAGTGTGCTCCGCTGCTACTTTGAAACCGCTTCCGCCTTTGTGATCGCCGCCGCGACTTGTGTCATTCGGCTTTCACTGTCATCAATCCGCCCATGATGCAACACCATCTTTAGGGCTTCCAGCAACTCGGGGGCGGCTGCAATGAGCCGGGCGTTTGCCTCAAATTCAGTTTGATACTGCGGGTCACACGCCCCGAACACGTTTGCGATTCGTTTTTCACCAGCAAACACATTGTCATCTTTGCAAAGATCAGGCTTGTATTGCCACGGTCCTGGTGTGTACTTTTTCATTTCAATAACTCCAATGTTTTTCACTTTTCTGGAAGCAGAGGGAGCGTCGTCCGCTGCCTACTCGGTCAGCGATTTGTCAGCGATTTGTCAGCGGACGACGATCGGGTAGCACCGGAACCACGAGCCTCTAGCTGATTGCCTACGCTGGCAGTCAGACCTCCAGCCCCCAAGCTTTCCCCAATGCCTTCACGCCGCTGAATCTCACCTTGCTTGAATCCTGCGGCATAGTTCCATCCTGCGACCGCCGAATGAACTCGCATTTTGCCAGCAACTTTCCAAGGTCTGGAAATGGATCCTCACTCACGGCCATTTCAATCACTGCCTGATTCACAATCGTCGGCCGGTCTGCGTACATCGACAAAGCCGCTACCCACGTCTCAGCAGCGTGTGCCGTTAGCTGTACCGTGTTCTTCGCGGAACAGAGTCGCTCCAGTGCCGGAAGGAACGCTGAGCCCCTCACAGCCGCCTCCAGCGGCCTCGGAAGCTGCTTGCCTGATCCAGTCGAAGGAGTTTGCGTTGAGTTCCTCCCGTTGCTCTGCAGATGTCTTTCGTTGTTGTGGCTTACCATTGCTGTAATTTCCTTCGATAATCTTCGCGACTGAATCCGGCTTCAAAAACCAATCAAATGAAATTTTCCATCCTGTTGACCCCCTGAGGAATTCGGACTGTGATCCGACTTCCAGTGCCTGCTGCCAGTTGTCTCGCCACCACGGGTCATTCCAACGAATCTGGATAGCCTTCTTTCGCTTGTCAGTGACATGCACGGTTCCGCCAAATGCGGCGATGTACTCCGATGCGATTGCACGAAACGGCGCAGAAGCTTTTTTGTCAGCACTCACAGAAACGCCAGTTTCGTCTATGCTTGCTTCTCCTTCTCCTTCTCCTTCTCCTTCTCCTTCTCCTTCTCCTTCTCCTTCTCCTTTAACAATCGGAGAATCTTTGGGATGCGACTGGCAGGCTACTGGCAGACTACTGGCAGATTTTTCTGGAACTGCTTTTTCAGTCTGCTCTGTTTGTTCCGTTTTCCCTGTGTTTTCATTGGCCATCCAACCAACGTCAGGGTGGCAGAGAAGTGGCAGACTTTTCGCGACAACTTCGACAGGTACGCGAATCGTCGTTGCGAGCAATTCAACCGACATTGAGCGGCCGTCATTCCGCGTGATGTCTCCACGCTGGTGTCTGCCACGAGTGGCAGACCACTGGCAGATCGCCAGGAAGACCCCGAACGCAGCCACGCCATCCGGTCCGTACGACATTAATTCAAGGTATCCAGCTGAGTCGTTTCCGGATGGACAGAGGAACCATCCGAGGCGCTGACGCTTCCGCGTGTCGGCATTTTCAAACGTCTCTGCCCATTTGTTGATTCTGTACATCTTCACGCACCTAATAATTGCTATTCGTTTTGCATAATCCACGCCCATGCGTCAGGACCGAGTCCTGGTGTTTTTGCTGCTTCTTTTGCAACGTAACCATGCGGGCAGTAATCAGTCATAAACTTACCGCTGCTTAGTCGCTGTTCATGGATGATGTTTTTCATCACCTTTTTCGGAACGTCACCCGACGACACGCTAAGCAAAAACGAATCAATGGTTGGTGAATTTTGATCGCATGTCTTAGCAACTCTTTCACGAATAAATCCTGCGTCCTGTATGTGGCAAAGAAATTGCATTTTTGAGTTCGCGGGATGCGGAATAATGCGAATCACTTCCGACTGCATGTCAATAAGCTTTGATCGCTTCGCATTGAATAGGCCGGGAATCATTTCGTATATCTGACACTTATAAACAGTCATGTCCGCAATAAGAGGCATGACTGTTTTGGAAGGCCTCGTAAACACCCGTTTTCTTCCATCCGCATCAAACATCCAAAACATATTATTACCATAGAACTGTTCGCGGCTATTAACCTCATCGTCCGCGATGCTGGAATGCTGTAGTTCTATAACGGTCTTAGTTGCAGCATAAATATCAGCCCTGCGAAGCTTTCCTTCTCTGCGAATACTAACTTCCCTGTGCTTTTCAGGGACAATCTTTTTCCATCCGATGTGCCACGAGGTTTCAGGCCCAGTTGAGCCTGCATGGACGCACACCGATCCTGAGTGGTGCACCCAGTGCGGAATAATGAATGCAGGACATCTTAGAAAGACTCCTTCATTACAGGCATGGCAAAAGGCTTTTCTGGGACTATGACTCGATGCCTCTATCTGCCTTCCGTCAATATGTGCGTATCTCATTCCTCATCCCCAAACAAAGATTTCTGTCCCACCAAAAGATTTCTTTTCACCACCTCCGGCTGAACGGTTGGCTCAATCCACTCCTGCAGCTCCTCCCAAGTCAGCACCTGATTTCCCGCACCGTGAATGACCGCAACGCCTTCGCGCACGGCCAGCCATAGAGACACTGGCCGCAGACCTTTATGTCCATCGACCCACAAGCAGGAGCCGAGATCTGGCAGCACGCAGGACCGCGTTTCTGGGAGGAATCCACGGGCCGTCAGCCACTCGAGGCGGTTTGTGTGCGTCACTTCACCACCTCCGCACTTAGCACTGTTGCTCGGATCAATGCCGGCTTTTGCGGGTGCCTCAAAATCACTTCGTCGCAGTCCTCGAATTCGCCAGCCACATCGGTGGTTAGCATTGCTCGGAGCGTGATTAGGTACTCAACTGGCTGCTCATGCGGCCTTCGTTCTGGCAGTTCATCGAGTCCGTCACATCCGATCGTCCGTGATGTCATAAGCCCACCTTGATTTCCGCCCACTCAATAGGATCGACAGCGTTGCGTGCCGCTTTGCTTCCTTCCGACGAATACCACAGTCCTTCTGCTCGCCAGAAAAAACCATCTGCTTCAGAGCCGTCCATAAATTTCATTCTGACTCGCCTGCTATCGGTCGGTTTCAATTTCACCGAGAACCACCGATCCGCATTGCCTTTTCTAATCGCTGCACAAATACAATCACCCGCCTGCTCAAGACAGTTTTCACAAAACATTAAGCTACCCATCCTTTCGCAACTTCGTTGAATCGTTCCAATACTTCCGGCTTCCAAGGCTGCTCACCACGCTCCAGCCGATAGAGTGCATTTGGTCGCAGCCCGAGTGACTGGGCCGCCTGATCTCGCGACAAGCCAGCGGCCTTCCTGACCGCCAGTGCTTGCCGCCCGATCTCTTCCGAGTCCAGCACCTCAACTGTTTTTGTCACTGCCGCCAGTCCCTGAAACTCAGTCAATTTACTCGCCCTCTTGAATGGTCCTGTTGCTCGTCTCGTCACCCGTAGCTGGAACCCAAGGGCTTCCAAAGCAGGCCATTTGTTGTTGACGAATCGATCATAAATCGTGTGGTGCGCGATGCCCGTGATTGCCGCCCAGTCGCGAATGCTCAGGACGTTGCCACGGGCCTTAATCTTCACGACGTAGCGATCAACTAGCGGGCGATCTTCGTGGCCAACGCACTGCTCTGGAGTCCATCCTTGGCGAATCCTCCAGCGGATTAACCGGTGATCGATTCCGCAGCGGTCCTGCCAGTTGCTGATAGACAGTGTGAGCCCATCGACGGTTAGTTCCATCGGTGCTTTGACCATTATTTAGCCCTCCGATTCCGGAACAGATTCCTGGGTGAACACGATGAATTTGCACAACTCATCGACGTTGTTTTTGCCGAGCGGCTTCACCTGCGTGTTCTTCAGATCCGAGTGCAACACACGCAACTCGTTTTTGTTCTTCGCGGCTTTGATCGCATCCCAATACTCATTGACCGCTCGCAGTTGCTCATCGTCCGTGATGCGAGTTTGTGCGCGTTTGATCCATCCTTCAAAACCAGCTTTGCCGAGTGCCTGTTCGTCGGTTGGTTCCGGAGCTGCCTGCTCAATCTGCTTTGCCGCTTCCGGGACAACAATCACATCAGGACGCTCAAACTCTTCATCTGGTTCAACGGCGTCACAAGCCAGGCAGTAAAGCTTTTTCAGGATGCGGGCTTCGACCTTGCCTTTCAGTCCATCGATACAGGCTGAGATATCCTTGCCGAATGCCGACACCTGAATTCGCCCGTCGACTTCGCTGGTCACGCAGGCCGATACGCTGTACCGCTTCCCGTCTTTCATGCACGACGACTGCGCCGCGAATGTCGCTGTCACCTGGCAGTTTCCGTACTGATTCGGCGAGCCCATCAATACCTCTTCTGGCCGTCCGACTGTTGGCACGATTTCCGTACACCCAGCTTTCCGGAGCTTCGCTTCCCAGCCATTGCGAGCGATGTAGAAGTTGCCCTTGATGATGTTAAATTGATTACCAGCAACGCTCACACCTCGCAGCATTGCCTCAACAACGCAGTCTTTAATCACCTCAACTGGATAGGGTTGTTTCGGGTCGTCCGTCTTGAATCCAAGGGCTGAGTTTTCGAGCCCTCGAATTGCCGCCATTGCTTCCGGAGTCAGTGCCGCCTTCAGATCCTGAATCGCCATCGCCAGCACGATAGGCTTGAAAAAGTCTTCAGACGCTGCCAACTCTGCCGCGTATTTCTTACCGACCACAAGAGCATTCGAAAACGCTTCTTTTGCCTTTTCCTTAACCAGATCAGTGCTCATCAATCATCGCTCCAATTTCTGCCAACTCGGTCACATCCGCATCAGTCCACACGACTGACGCCAACTTCTTTTCACGGTCAAACAAATCTATAAACCGCTTCGCCTTTTCAATCCGCCGCCGCCAGTGCTCACACTCGTCTGGAAGTCTCATGTCAATCGGAAGTCCATTGGGGCATGGATACGGCTGGTTGTAATCACGCAGCCCAAGGTGCATTGAATCGCCGGGTGTCATGCCGTAGGAACCGCGATCGCTACAGCGGCGGTCCCATGCGTAGAATTTGCTGTACTCGCTCATCGAGACTGCACCAACGAAATGATTGTCGCGCCACAGTTCCGGATTGCGTGCATGGCATCGCCTGCCCACTCTGGATTCCCCAGACGCATCAGTGAATCCTGAGCGTCCGTTATCATGCTTTGAGCGAGGTTTTCAGCCTTCTCAATTTCAGGTTTCAGGGCTTCAAGGTGTGCGAGATTTTCGGCTGCAATAGCGGCCTGTTCCTCGTTCCACTTCCGCAGATTCTCCGCCTCTTCTTCGTCCTGAATTCGCTTCCGTCGAATTGCCTCAAGGCGTGCAACTTCTTCTTGTTGTCTTCGCAACTCCGCACGTTCGGCCTCAATCGCTTCACGCTCTTTTGCGAGTCGAGACTCTTCGTGTCGCTTGTCTTCTTCCATCTCCTGCTGACGCAGTCTCAGTTCTTCCGCCTGCCGGGCCAATTCCTCTCGCTGTAACTCCGCAAGGCGATCGGCCTCCGCCTTTGCTTCTGCGAGCCTTGCTTCTTCAATCGCTCGCTGCTTGGCCAATTCGGCTTCATGGATTGCCTTTGCGATGGCCTCCTTCCGTGCGTCTTCGGCCTTCTCTTCTTTTTCTAGTGCTGCCTCAATCGGCTCAAGCAACTTCGTCAGACGCTTTGCCTCAGAGTCGATCGCCTTGCAAAGTTCCATCGGCTCTTTTTTCAAATCGACGCGAAGGTTTTCGACGGCACATCGAACGTTCTTCACTTCGATCCTCGCAGCCCGCACAACTTTGTAAGAGTGCGTTGCGACTGTCATTCCTTGATAGCGTGACGCCATGTCGGCAATCACCGCATCCTGTTTTTTAAACTCAACAATTTCACTCTTTACTTCAATCACCGTTGCCATTGCTCACACTTCCTTTATTTCGTGAATCTCAATCATCACACACGATTCCGTATACTTCCGCTGATCAAATACCGTCTGCCGAATCCACTTGAAACAGTCGTCATGAAACCAACCTACTGCCACCAGCGCATCCTCAATCTCTTTCCAGTTTCCACGCCCAATCGATGACGAATCCCAAAGCCGTTCCCGTCCGGAAAACATCCGCGTCACATGCACTACCACGGGCACTTCGAACGGCTTGCGATGCAATTGATTCATCCGCAGATATTGCTCGCAGTCCTTGCGAAACTTGGCGGACTTCCAGAACGCATTGCCTCTGCCATCGTTGCCGTTGGTGAGTTTGAGTTCTAATATCTGGCGGAGCAGCAAAGCCATCACAGAATCCCCTTAGCTAAAATCCATGCCACCGTGACTATCGTGATGGCACCCAGTTCGCTGTAGGTCGACAGGCTCATCTTTATACATCCGCCTGCTGTACTCCTCCTGCGGGGACCATTCTTTCTGAATCTCCAAACAAGCGGCCCTGATTTCCTCTGGAGTCGGGTCGTATGTTTTTGGCAGAGATAGCCTGCCGATTTCATCCCGGCCGATCTGACTGAGCGGCTTGAATGAGTATCGCGGAGGGTCGTTCAGATCTCGTTTGATGAGCTTGCGGCCTCGCCACTCACCGAGGCTGTGGTGCATTCTCTTAATCGTCGCACCGAAGTGATCAGCCAATTCCATCGCCGTTAATGGCCCTCGCTCCGTGATTAAATCGATTGCGGCCTGTACTGTGATTCTCATGGATCATTCCTCCGTGGCGTGTGCTGAAGTTTCGCCCAGGTCTTCCAACTGGCGAGGCTGATTGAGCCAGCCTGCGGACCTTTAAAACACGCTCCTACAATCTCCCACTCAACACGGTCGTCTGTAATGGCCATGATTCGTCGTCGAGTAAATGGGCCACCGATTTTCGATCGGCCTTCCCATATTTGCCCGACTAGCATTTGTGGTTTTCGTCGTACTGCTGGCATGATGATTTCTCCTTAATCGCAGTCTGAATCGGTTGTGGTTTCGGCGGCTTTGATCGCTTCGTAAATCTCTTTGCGATGCACTGAGATTTCTCTCGGAGCTGTGATTCCAAGGCGAACCTTGTCGCCGCGTACATCAATCACCATCACTCTGATGTTGTCGCCGATGATGATTTCTTCATTCTTGAGCCGACTCAATACAAGCACTGTTCCACTCCTTTGAAAATGTAAAAACGCATGGCCGGCCATCATGGCAAGCGGGGGCCAGCCGTACTGAATCATTCAGTTGTCGGCCATGCGTAAACCACCGAGCCGGAATCGAACCAACTCAACCCGCTACACTGTGCGGATCATCCAAGAGCCTCAATGCTCTTTGCACCTGGATAGCGGCACACTCCACGCGGGTGAACCCGTCTTCGGGAGTGTTTAAAATCCGGCGTCCCCTTGGACTGGCCGGTTAGTGAGTCTTGCCGCCCTGCCACAGCATCGACGGCATTTCATATGCGACCTTTCCAGGAAGTCGCTGTGGTCTAATAAGTCGGCGGGTACGTCTCACTGACGATCCGCTGCACACGTCTGCGTCCGCGGCGTTCGTCGCGTGTCTCGTGGTTGCATAGGATTGCTTCGGCTGCGAACAGGCCAGAGAAGACGACTGCTAGGATTTGGATTAGTTCGATCATTATGCTCGCTCCTTCGCCGTGTAGGTTGTCACTGTCTTGCCACTCACATCACACCGTCGTTCGCCGGCTTCAATCGCCAGCCCATCGCGAACCATCTTGCTGATCCGTTTGCGGTATGTGTCCGCCTCATGATCAGGGTTCAGCCTCTCGCATTCGCTGCCAGCTTCTCGGGCTGTTAGTGGAGACTTTGCTCTCCGTAGGACTGCCAGCATTCGGCCTTCGCATGTGTTGACGTGTGGCTCAGTCTCCGCTGCTGACTCCTGGCTGGTGATTGGGTCGGATTTGCGGGAGAGTTTTGCGGGGGTGTCGAATAGGGTCTTTTGGATCATGGGGCGACCTCCTCAACAAAACCGCTCACCGTCATGTCTTTGCGAGGATCCCACGGCCATGCCACGCAATACCGTGTACCTGATTGGACCTGCCGTGCGATCCGCTTGGCCTGCTCTGCGTCGTTGGCCCGGACGAAAACAGACCCAATGAACCGTTTACAATTTCCATCCTGCCAGCATTTGACCTGCCAGCGATTGCCGTTTGCTTCGAGGAGTTCTGCGCGTGTCATGCTGTCACCTGCTTTCCGTACCATGCCAGCTGTTCGCCAATCCCCAGTCCCTTTAATGGCAACTCAACCTTGATGCCACCCCCGATCCCAAGGGCGATGTGTTGGGCTTCGGCGGCAAGGGTGTCAACATGCTTCCATGACTGGCCTTTACGTGCTCTTCTGACGCATGTTTCGCTCACGCTTTTCGCCCCTTAAAGTACTTTGCCGCAATCCGCCACAACACGCCCTGCCGACTTTCGCCGGTCTTTGTCGCTTCATCCGCCAGCGGCTTTTGCAGTTCCAGAGGCACGCGAAGCAGCAGTTGGGGATTGCCTTTTATTTTCTTTTTCACTTCACGTTCTCCAGTTCCTTTTTTAGCCGCAAGACTTCGGCGTGGTTGCCGTCGTTCTGGGCGTAGATGATGCGGGCTTGCAGGTTTCGGATTGTTGCGAGTGCTGGCATTTGTCGTAAGCCTTAAAAAGTCGCCAGTCCGGATTGAACCAGCCAAAGCCGGTGCAGCTTGCTTATGGCTGCACCGGACTGGCGAGGGAATCAGCACGCTACTGGAGCAGTGCAGATGTAAGGCTTATTCCATTTGCCAACTTTGACAGACAAATAATATGAGCAGTGAAAGTAATCGGTTTGCGAATCACTGCGGTCAAACCAGTCTTCGCTGTACATCGCTGCCACAAGTTCCGTCAAGAATGCTTTCGCTTCTGAACTGTAGCGTTCGCTTGTCTCAATGTGGTAGTGATTGACCTGAATGTAATCACTTCCAAAATCGATTGAACCTGACTGAAGGGTGACAACTAGCGTTGAATGATGACGAACGCCGATCGAACCCTTAACTCCATGCTTTTTCAAAACTGCTTTGATCGCTGGAGCCAACTTTGCTTTATCGTCTTGTGATACAAAAGCCATCTCAATTCTCCCCGAGGCTTGCGGCCTCACTTTGGTTTGCCTCCGAGTCACACACTGCGTCTCGGTGCGGGTATGATATCACTATCGGCAGGGGCGTCAATGCGTGGTGATATCATTTTGTAAAAATGCAAAAGGATTTTGTTTTGCCCGTGTTTTACTGAGATATCTCTTTGCGCATACCGCCACTTTATCCAGATCCTGTATTGGATCTCTTCGGATTCAGCCTGTCTTGGTGTTTCGTGCAACAGTGACCGAGGGCTCTGGATCTGTCTGGGTCGTCAGTTTGGACGTTGCCCAGAATTAAACGCCTCACGCAGTTTGCGACGAATTTCACAGCGGCGGTATTTCTGTGTCCAGTTACCACCAAGACGACAACCTTTTACGCACTCGCCAAACAAAAACAGCCCAGACCGAAGCCTGAGCTGTTTTCGTGGATTGTGCGACTACCAATCGCGGTGCCTGAGTATACGGGACAGGCGGCCCAGATTCAATGATTCATTCCAATTGGTAGTCGCCAGTCGGTTTCCACGCCGAACAGCGTCCGCATCATACCGGAGATTGCAATAGCTCAAAGCACTTCGCGGAAATTGTTTGGCGGCTGGTTAAACGAAGCGAGCCAGTCCCGATCGAGACTGGCCCTTCCCAGGCTTCGTTGGTGCAACTAACTCAATCGGTAGTCCTTTGCTGCCAAACAGCGGTCTGCGGGCCATCCCTTTTTGAATCGATAGTAAATGGTCCTGTCGTAAACCCCCGTCGCTTTGGACCATTCTGAAATCGTCAGCGTCTTTCCTTCATGCGTGAGCGTTATCATCGGCCGCACTTGTGCTTTGCGGCGGACCTTCCGAGAATCAACTTGCTGTATTTTACGGATTCGCTTGTTTTGGTTTTGTTGGTGGCCAGTCGCCCAGCGGCAGTTTTCCTTTGAGTATCCGCGATCGTTGTTGATTCGGTCTAATGATAGCCCGCGCGATGGCTGACCCATATCGAACTCAAATTGCTTGAATGAGCCCCACTCGATACAGACTGTGATTCCACGACCACCGTAATTTGCATAGTCCCTGTTTTTAGGATTCAAGCACCTTTGTCGCATGTTCATCCACGCGATATACGCACGGCTTCGCTTTTTATTAGCCGTATCATCAGCGTGTTTCTTTGGATTGCAGTTTCTGCAGGTCTTTGTGACTCCAGTTTTTACAAGTCGCAACATTGTGACAAATCGCTTGCCACATTTGCATTCAAAGACAGCCACCTTTACGTGATGGCGAGTGGCAGAAAATGCCGCTCCTACCTGCTTAAGGTCTGCATTGACTACAAACGGATCTTCTACTCTGATACCCACGTTCAAATCTCCTGAAAGGTTTGGACCACCGCCCCGGACATTACCAGTGTCGCGGGGTATTCTTATTGTATCATACAGTGCGCCCAGGTCAATAAACGCAACGAGCTCAGGCCCGTAGACCTAAGCTCTCCCAGTGTTGCGTTTTTGCCTGCTGCCGGTCGCAAGCTATGACGGTCCTTGCTTTCATCCTGCCCGCCGCGATGCCTCATAAAGCCTCGCGTGCCCTGTCTCAACCATTCTGTCATTGATCTGCATGCCATCGAAATAGACATCGCCAAGCCATCGCCCGTATTTGTCTTCAATGTTTCGGAACGTCTGAACCCGGACAGTTGAGCCAATCGGCACCAAGTGTCTGAGGTAGTCTCGCGACTCTTTTCCACCTGCCTGCGATAGCTCGGGGGCGTTGATTCGGTAGAGTCGGATTGAATCCTCGATGAAGATCCGTCGGCCCATGTCGATGCGGAGTGTCATCGTGTCGCCGTCGTGGATCGATAACACGGTTGCTTGATACCAATACTCGAATTCAGTCATGGTGTTGCCTCTCATTGTGCGCTGGTCATTCCCTCGGAAAAGTCCGCGTGAGACTTTGCCGTGTGATCGTATCGCAGATCCCACGCAAAGAGGGCAAGCGTCTTTCGGTATTGGCTTGCGTCAGGGGCCACCGGCTTCACCTCGTGCCATTGGCCTGCAGTCTCGAAAATGATTGCCTGCCCTGGCTCCGGAAAGATGCTCATGTCTGGCTGGCTGTCAAGATTGCTTTCGATTACCAGCTTGCCACCGTGCTCCCGATTCCATGCCGAGTTCACGCCCATCACGATTGAGTGAGTCCGCCGCCACGGTCGAATCGGATGACATTCGGCGTCAAGATGCCTGCCAAGGAATCCGCCAGGTGGCATCATATGAAGGCCCGCGGCATGACAGTCGTAGTCAATGAACGACTCTCCAATATGATTCGCAGCAACCGCCGCCAATGCGTCCAGCGCTGCCATGCAGGCCCGTGGAATCAGTGAGTGATGCAATGATCCGTATTTGTCAGCGGTTGCACCTTTGTATCGATGCCACCCGTTCCACGTCGTATCCGGCCATGCGGCTTCGCACGCGCGGATGATCGCGGGATTGATTGCGTTCGGTATGATCGTGACACTCACTATTCTGCTCCGCTCAGTGACTTGTATGATGCCTCAGTTCGCTTCCACACATCTGACTCTTGATTCTGCCAAACCATCTGTTGCTTCGTTTGGCTGATTTCCTCATGGCTTACCCGCAGCAGTCTTTCACTTCTTGCAATGTCATAAAATCCGACTGCAGGCACAAGCCCCGCAATTGCTGCGGTAATAATATTCGATGTGCTCCCAACCGTATGCCGCTGGAAAGTCGGTCGAGTATTTCCCGATCGTCTCATAACACTGCCGAGAGACCGCAACGAAGCAGCCCCACGACAGAGAGTCTTTCGTTAGTTCGCCAATAACTTCCCCGTCCTTGCGTAACTGAGCAGGACTGTGAGACAGCAATGGAAGTTGTTTCAGCCCGTGCAAGTAAGCCGCTTGCCAGTCTGATGCCTCAAATGTCACATCGTCATCAACCAGAAAAATTACGTCAACATCCGGTCGGTCGTCGAACAATGACAATGCCACATTCTTTGACCATGCAACGCCGCGATTGACTTCGCCCTGAATCACATTCACGTCTAACGTCTTCAGCCACTTGCGATACGTTTCGCATGACCCGTCATCAACAATCAAGATCTCACAATCACTTGTGCGTTCACAGCTTGTCAGCGTTGCCAGCAGGTCGTCTCTGTTTGCGTCCTTGTCTGTTTCGCTGAACGTACTAATCACAACAACCGCTTTTCCGGTTGTCTGAATTGGCTTGTGTCTTCGCGTCCAGAGTTCCGTGAGTGGGCTTGTCGTGTCCTGAACAACGTCAAACATATTCCGCAGTTCGTGATACCCATAGAGACGATCGTCAGCGTCATGCACGACAAACGTGTCGCACCACGGGAGCAGCTTCAGTATCTGCTTCCACCGCTGGTGATGTGGCGGGTCTGCATGATCGACAAAAGTCAGACCGTACAAAGAGACTGGGCGGAACCGATCCCACCGAACCGTCTTCGCGCCGAACTGCATTACCCACGCAGGGTGATTGTCGAGCGAAGTCACTTCGCGGTTTTGATTCCGGCAGATTTCCTCCACGATAGGTGTCGAGTAATGCCCACAGCCGAGTTCAAGAACTGGACCCGTTGTTTCCATCAACCCTCGCACGAGTAATCGTTGATGTGTTGAATACGGATCGGGAGGAATAAACATCGATTCAACGCGACGGCATGTGATACAGACACCCCCTTCCCACTCTAATTTTTCCAGAACCTCGAACCCCGCCAGTTTCAGAATGTGAACCAGACTTTGCGTTGAGTACACACGCAAGTGCTGAGGGCATCGCCACTCCTCGCGAACGTCGCTGAACCGTGGAGTCTGCACCATAAGAACCGCAGGCAGTAGTCCGTTCGGTTCCATCAATTCGTAGGCACGCAATAACAACTCGGAAACATCTGGAACATGTTCGATTACTTCGCGAATCGTAATCAGGTTAAACCGCTGGCCGAACTCCACGTCGAGTAAGGAATCAGCGATATGGACCCGGCCCCCATCGATCCCGTTTCGGACGCATTCCAAACGTGAACTCTCGGCAACGTCAAAGCCGTACGCATCGAAACCAGCGTCCAATAAAGCCGACACGCCTGACCCATCAAGACAACCGACCTCAAGTGCTTTCGATCCTACGGGGCAGTGACGGTTCAGTATGCCGACGTTCGTAGTCCATTGTCGTTTTACTTCCGCAAACGAACCATTGGAAGCCACAAGGTGGTGTGCGTAAGCGGCTGACCGATACGTCTCGACGATCTCGTCGTAGGTACTGACCGCCGTGCCATGATTACAGATCGGACAGTGGTAGAACTGCCATCGCTTTTCCGTCAAGGTACGAAGACAAATTTCGCATTGTCCTGTTTCCAAATTTCCCACGCTGGCCACACGACATCCTCCCAATATTTGTACTCGTAAAGACTGACACATTTGTCATGGAACAGAACGCCAGTTTCGGACGCTTCAGCCTGACAGCTCATCCAGTTCTCCGTGCCCCAGTATTTCTGCTCGACCTTCTTCCAGTCGCGTTTGCCAATTTCAGCAAGTCGCCACCAGAAGAACGTGCCGGAGAAATGAAAGTTCCGGCACTGTGTCTTAAAGCCGCCAAACTTTCTGAATGATCCTGTCGCGACTTTTGATCTCAACTGCTCTTCAGCGAGCGGCCAGTAATCCAGACAGGACTGGTACATCACTTCGGCCCACGCCTTTATGTGTTGTTCCTGGTGCTCGTGCCGAACACCTTTTCCGTGACAAGCGAATACCACTTCGTTCGGTGCGGCAGTCTCAGGGTTGAACAACCGCAGCATCGGCACCCACGTCGCGCCTTCGCGGATACGTGCATCATTTGGCTGGACAATCACATGATCCCACTGAATACCGATCTGCTCACAGAACTGCAAAACGGTTTCGGCTGACACCGTGCTTCCGTCTGTCGCTATGGCAATGATTTTTTTTCCAGTGAACATCGGCCATCGCTGTGCCAACTGCTGAAGATTCCATTGCCAGGCGTCGTGTTTCGTCGTTGGCCACACATGGAACGTCAGGTGCCTAATCTGTGATTGCCACGGGTATCCAGTTGCTTCGTAAATCCAAGACAGTGCCTGCATCTTTGCCAGTCCTGGCGCGAGCGTTGCCCCCCAACGCTGCCAAAACTTTGGGGCTTTCCTTGCTCCTCTGTCTACAATGCCTTCCGCGATTGCGTCGGCCTGATCAATCACCGCAGACGCGGATAGTATATTCAAGCGGGTCACTTCGTCCCGACATTCACTGCATTCTATTTTTCCAGCGTCTCTTTCAATCACAGCGTGCAGCCGCGTACCGATATTGCTCTTGATCGGCATCGGTGTGTGCGGCTTCAGGAGTGATCGAGGAAGTTCGTCGGCGTCGACAGCCGTCCGCGTGAATCGGCTAATAATCTCAGCACGTTCGGAGTCTGTGTAAGGCTTACCATTTGACTGGCGGTGTTCGCCCAGACAAATGTCCTTCATGTGACCTGGTAGTTTTTCGCAGTCGATCATCCCGTGATGGTAATCCTTAATGTTGTCGAGGCTGCGACAGGACTGGCTCCAGCCCCGTAACAAAAGTTTCCCGTCACTTCATACTGAACGTAAAACGGACTACAGCATGAGACAGTCCGATCCTGAGTCGCAATTGTACTGAATCCGACGAATGTCGATGCGTAAGAACTGAAGCCAAATACCGTCAGGGTCATACTAGGCCCAAGTTCGACCCCAGAATTTCCGCTCGCGCCGAACTGATCTCCACAAGCGTCAACCCGAGCATCTCCGCATTTCAGTTCAAGGTTCGCCAGTCGAACTTTTGTCGGCGGTACTCCACCCGGATCGTTGATACATCCTGTGATCTCAGGAGGTTCTGCGACTGAAGTTGGCGTGACAACCCAAATAATATTTGCCGCCCCGCTGCAATCAGCACCGGGAGCAATCGCATCACGAGTGAGTGTAGCCCCGAATGAACTTCCACTTGTACAGGGGCAATCACTCGCAATCACTTCAATGGTGGCACTCAGTGAAGTCGGCAGTTCGTTGCATGGTTTGCCACAGCAGCGAGACGTGAACTCAGGAGGAGCATCGCAGTCATCAATGCAGTCGTTTATGTTGCACGCTCGGATAATGAACCACTCGATCGGGTCGACACCGTTAAGTGCGGTTCTCCCAGCAATCCCGCCAGGAATTCTTGCCATGATAACCCTGTCACCAGGGTCAAGGTTCGGCAACCCAGGTGCTTCTGCAATGACGTTCTCGATGAACACGTCTGCGAATTCAACACAAGGATCGTCGTCAGCGTCTGCTGCGTCCTGATAGATCAAAACAATGTACTCAATCCCCAAGTGTGTAAATTTTATTGTGGCCTCAAAGCGGCAGTCACCAGACCCTGAACCGCTGCTGCCGTCGCAAACGCAATTCTCATCGTAAGCAGAAACAACACGCTGGCAGTTCGTTTCGAACTCTGTGCAACAATAAAGAGAAGTTATCTCTGCTGCCTCCCCGAAAGCTCTCGCACTCCAATCTGTGATGTCTTCCAGAACTGAGTCGGCTGCTGACCCACATGACAGCGTAATCTGCATGGGATTATAACCACGCTCTGTCGATACCGGGTCGAGTCTAAACTCATCACATGCTCTGTAGTCGCCAGCATGAGACGAGACGGACATAATCCTCGCCCGCAGCTTCTTGTCTTTTAGGGCGTCCCCGCAACATCGACAGGCATTGCTTGACCCAAAAAGTGGGGTCGTGCTTGCGGATACAATCACGCGGAGAATATGCCATTGTCCGTCGATCTTCCCGACAATTACGGACGCGCCAAGGTTGCCCACGATGATATAGTTGCAGTTCATCTGGCAACCGTAGGCAGTGACCCCCACTCCCGGATATGTGTAGTTCGGGAAATCAGGGAAAACACCGTCAGGTATTGGGCCGGGGTCAAGTGCCCTGATATTGCTTCCGCATGGTGCGCCTGGAATCGTCGCACCTTCTCCGATTCTTGCCCCCGTGCCGATTCCAGTGTCACCTTCAACTTGAAGCGGCCACTGATTACCATCGATTAACGCAAGAAGTACTCTGAGACCTGCTGGGATTTCTTCACTCTGTCCATACGGTGCCCCGACGTGAACCGATTTCGGGACTCCAATATCTGACCGGACAGCACAGTCATCACCACTCATTAGGAACCGCTCCCCGACTCATCGCAGTTTGGCGTTAGATACCGGTGAATCCGCTGGACGCGGTATGTCGAGCAACCAGCGTTGCAGACTTCGAGAATGATGCCGTGGGACAGTTCGACTCCGCCGCCTGGCTGCTGCTGCCATCGTCCGCGATGTGGCGTTTCGTTCTGCATTCGCCGCGCGACTTCGCGCACCGTTTGTGCGATCTGATCGACGGCTTTTGGTCCGAATGCGATTGGTTCGTTTTCTGACATGATTTTAATACTCGTAAAGGATTACTCGAACATTACACGCTGCCGTATTTGCTTTGAGGTAAATCGTTGCATTTGGTTCAAGGAAAAAGATTGCCGGAGCACTTGCCCCACGCAATCGCATTCCGTAAACAGTCGTTGCGAAACCTACCTGCACGTAGTTCGTTGGGTCAAGATTATAGATGACACACAATCCTTCCGTGCCGATGTCGCCAAACGTCGGACCTACCGTTTCCTCCGACGCGCCTACGCTCGTTGTGAGGTCGTAGACCAGTGATCCCGTCATAGTCAGCGACAACTGTGGCGGAGTGAATTCGTGTTTCAATGCACTTTTCACCAGTCGCACGGATTGAGTTATTTTGATTTCGTCTGCCATGTGTGTTAGCTCAGCGGAAGGGAGGAAAAGGCGCGAGTCGCGTAGACTTCAAACGATAGGAAAACGCAAGTCGTGAATGATGGATTAGTCAAAGCGGCCCCGCTGCCATTAAGAGGAACCGGAGCGCCTGGCAGTTCGTCGTCGCCCGGATTTTTAATGTTAATTAGCCCTGCGCTTGCCGCCCCAATCTCACGAAACCCAGCATCAAGCGGCCTCAGCAACCACCCTTCGCGCTGAAGATGAATGGTGAAATTCACCGAGCGGAAGGTGTTGCCGTTTCTTCGCTGCACTTCTCCAACAGTGACCGTTTGCATTTTTGCCAGCCCGGCAGCAACCGTAACGCCATCGACCGTGAATAAGTCGCTATTCACTGCATCCTGATAATCCAGAATCCACGTTGGTACGACTGCCAGATTCTTTTGCACGGTGACAACTCGCCGGCTGTCGTCCATCATGTTCGGCGGGTCAAACGGATCGCCTGCACTGTTAACGATAAAGTCGCCGTTTCGATCAAACACGGCTGGCCGCTGGAACTGCTCTGAGCCCCATGTGATCACAGCTCCGTCAGAAGTTGCTTCTTCTGACATCGTCCGCGCGTCGCTGTATTGTGCCGTGACAGTCCAGCCTCGCCACGGGTCCGTAGGATCTGGGGTCAGTGTTGTGCAAAATGCAAACGGGTCGTCTGGATGCGGCTGGCCAATGACCGGAAGCGATATGTGTGAACCAACGTCGAAAGCCGATTCCGCCTTTGAACTGGTCGACAGTTTGAACGTGCGAGTGTAGGAACGCGAGCCTCGCTCATTGGTTGCCGGTGCGTGATTTTCGCCGATGTATGTTACTGTCATTCTGTGACCTCAATGATCCATTCAGCGAATCCAACCGATACAAGAACACCCGCTTTTTGCCCCTCAAAGACAGTGCCGATGGGATGCACACAAAACAGAGTGTCCTCGTCTTCCGCTTTCTTTGCGAAACGAATCGCTTCCCTGCGTTCTGGTGTCCAGTTGGTGGCGTCTTCTTCCCAGACCTTGATCAGTTTTGCTCTCATGCTCCGTTCACTCCCTCAAACGCAGCGACATAGGCAATCCTCGTGGCTGGAATCTTTTTAATCGCTTTCACAAATTCGCGTGTCTGTTTCTCTGTCGCTTTTACGACCGGATCCGCTTGGCGAATCATTGCCTGCACGATCGTGGAATACGCATCCTGAGAACCTGCCTGCATTGCTCCGGCTAATCGTGGCTCGATCTTCTTTTGCGGTTCTTTTTTGTCGCCGCTGAAGATATTTTCGAGCGTGCCCATCGCGGCACCGGCTCTGATCTTCGTTCGGTCGACAATGCCTTGTGCAGCGAATCCAGCCGCGTCGGCGATTGGTGATACTTTGTTCCAGATGTCGCCGACTAAGTTTTTGAGCTTTTGCCCATCTGGTTTATCAATTGGCCTTGCGAGCATCTGGCCGCGACCTGGCACACCGCCGTTGCCTCCGGCCGCAGCCGCTGGGCCTTGCAGTTGCCCCTTGAGTGCAGCAAGTCTTTCTCGTGCTGCTACTGTTGATGGGCTATCAGCCGGGTCTCTCCATTGACCGCGTTTTTTTCTTTCCGCGGCCCTTCCTATGGCTCCCTGTGGGTCAGCAAAATTCAGCAGTGCATCCTTCGCAAACCGGAGTGTTGAAAGTCTCATGTCTTCCAGCATGGCATCCCAATTGTCTTTAATGGTCTCCGTGGCGACATCGAATGATGCTTCGAGTAAATCGCCGAGAAATCCTAGTCTGTCCGGCATCTCGTTGAACTTATCTAACACCTTTGTTATTGGCCCGTTCAGCCCGGTGATGTAGGTGGCAAACTGCTCGAACGCTGGAGCAACACCGACCGCAACCTGATCCAGCATCGCGCCGAAACTGGCCTTCATTTTCTGGATTGCGTCGTCAGCGGCAGCGGCTTTCGCGAGTGCATTATCGTCAAGACCGATGCCGATATCCGCGGCGTCTTGCATTAGCTTTTTGATGTCGTTCAGACCGCCGGCAAACAGCGTTGTCATGTCGATGCCGGATTTGCCGAACAGCTTAACGGCAGCAGCAGCACGTCCGGCTGCGGTTGGAATCTGACTGATTTTCTCGGCGATGCGCATGAACTGAGCTTCGGGGCTCAGGTTTTTCAGTTCGTCCGCATTCAAGCCAAACTGCGCGAGTGAGGCGGCGGCTTCTTTGCTTCCGCCTGCGGCTTTGCCGATCAGGACCGTTAGCTTCTTAATGCCTACGGTTAGTGTTTCTGCGGACACTCCGGATTGATCTGCGGCGAATTCCAGTTGCTGTAAAAACTTGCCGCTCAGGCCAGTCTGCGCGGCCTTGTCAGCGACTCCAGCAAGCTTGCCGATTCTTTCAGTCATGCCCCAGATTGCAACGCCTGTTCCAACCGCTCCGGCTGTGATTGCCGCGAATCCGGCGGTAACAGGATTGATCAAGCTGGCTGCTGCCCCGGCGAACGATTTTAGGCCGGACTGAGATTCAGTTAGGCCTTTCTTAAATCGATCGTTGTTCAACCCGAGGTTGACAACTGTGGAGCCCATCACGCCTGACATTGCTTTTCCTTCATCCTGTTCAGGGCATCAAGGTCGACAGATTCTTCGTGGTCCTGATCACACTGCAGGTAATTCATCAGGGCCTTGAAGAGTGCGGTCGCGTCCTCTGGTTCAATCTTTGCCATTGAGCTGGCTGCGATCTGGTGAGCCGTGTTTGTCGCCGCTCTGATGTCTGCCCTGCGTTCTCCGAATGGACTGGCCTCATACATCGCCATTTGGCAAGACCACTGGAAAGGAGTGTGCTCGCCTTTTATGTTCCACCAATCCAGCCGACCAACGGAACGAGCAAGCTCAGCACATATCCGTGCCTCCTCGTCCCTGATCAGTTTTTTACGATGGCATCCGGTTTCATTTTTTCAGGCGTATACGACACCTTAAATATGGCGTCGATAATCTCCTGCCGAATGTCCGGCCCCATGCCATCAAGTTCCGCCAGAACTCGTGCCCCAAATTCCTTGGATGATTCGGATTCGGATTTCAAAAACACCTTCTGCCCTGAGTCGTCAGTGAGTCCCTGCCCGATCAGGTAGCCAACAGATTCTTCGTCTTCACTGAATGTGCGAGCCTCTGTCAGAAACTTGTTCAGGACTCCGCACACATGCACGGTCTCGCCGTTGACAAGCTTGACCGCGTAGAACGCGCGTTTCTTAATCCGATCAATCACCGAAGACATTAGATTTCCTCAACCGTCGTTTCTGTTTTGGCTTGCTGGTATTTGTCCCAGTTCGGGCCGGGAAGATATTGCAGCTTGTCGTCGTAGCCAAGAATAACGCCAGCCCGATACAGTTCTTTGTCGCCCTTGTCGTTAATGCCCATCGAGCACATTTTATATTCAAGCTGAGCGGTCTTAAGCTGTGCCTCCGTCATTCCGACAGCGTCCGCGCATTCCTTGTCGAGCGGCGCACCCTGGCCAGTTCGGCAGATGAAAATAGCGTCGTCGCCTTCATACAACGTGCCGGCGGGAAAGTAGGCAGTCATTGTGCCCTTGACCGACTGCCATTGAATAGAGGCGACTCGGTATTCCGGGCACTGTGAAACGTCGGCAAATTGATCGAGTACAAGTGCGGCTTGCATTACGTAGGTGCTCCGGATGTTTCGCAGGTGAGAGTAGCTTTGACGCCGTCGTTCGGAACGACATTTTTGTCGATACCGAATCCCACTCCGCTGTAAATTTTGCTTGTCGGGGAAGTATCGGTGTAGGTCACCTTCACGTTATTGGCGGCGGGGGTTGTGATGAGTGCTTCCCACGCCGTGAACACCGCGTTCGATGGATCGTAGAACGCCTCAGCGCTGATCGATGCAGTCTCGCTGTAGCCTGTGTGTTCCTTGACCTTGGCGGCTGGAGACTGGTCGAGCGTTGACGCGTCGTAGGTCTCCGCCTTTTCGCCAGACAGAGACACGCTCAGCAGATTTGGGACCGCCGTATAAGTCGCTGTAATTGACAGCAGGAACGAGGTGCCTTTGCCCTTGAGTTTGGCCATTTCATTTTACCTTTTTGAGTTTGTCTAGTTCTTTTTTGAGCTGCAAAGCACCACGCTTAATCATCTCTGCTTTGATTTTTCCGGCCGACTTTGCGTAAGCGATTTTCGCGAGTCCCGGCTGCATTGCCGGCATCACGCCTCTGTTCCGGATTGGGTTGCCTGTTGGCTTCCCTCGCTTGAATCCTGTTCGTCGCCGCTTCGTTCCAGCCACCCACCAATGAACATTGTTTGCCCCGATCCCAACGCCACCGCGGCCCTTTGCCCGCTCCTTTGTGGCAACCTGCTTTTTGTTTCGCGGACCAACTCCGAAACCCACTTTTGCCTCGATCCGAAATTTGCCTTTTTTAAACCGAGCTTTCACAGCTCTTCGGCCCAGCTTTACCTTCGAGTCAAGGTCCGCCTTAATTTGTTTTCCGGTTACATTCAGTGCCGCTCGAATCATTGAGCGACCAATTGAAATTGATGACCGATCTTTCATGAACTGCATTTTTTTGATAACCGTTTCGACCCCATCGATCCGGATATCAATCTTCATCAGCTCGACTCCACTTCCACACGCACCAGGATGACCGCGACGAATAGCCATGTCTGTTTCAAAATCTCTTTGTCCGGAACCTGATTGCCTTCAATTTCGCTTTGCCACACTTTCACACGAGCATCCGCAGAATTGAAGTTGTTGATTCGTTGGAACAGCTGGCGAACCAAAAGCTTCAACGGGTCAAGTTCGTCAGGGGTGACTGCGGAAACTTTCTTCCGCACCCAGATCCTGATTTGATGGCTCGTGCGGTCTTCGACATCCAATGTCTCTTCTAACTGCTCTTCGGTTTCATGGACCACATCGACTCGCAACGTCGTGACTTCTTCGAGCGGATCGACAGTCATTTCCATCCGCTCCGCAACAACTTCGAGGCAATACGTTGAGCTGTCGTTGATTGCGTCAACGATGGCCTGCGATGCCTCAACACTCGGTGCGATTGTGACTGCCATTTACCCGACCTGCTTTGCGTGTATCCGGGTCATCGTCTGAGTGATCTGCCGAAACACTTTTTCCGATGTCGTCGGCTGAACTTCGAAAGTCTTTCCGCCGCCGAAAATCTTGTCGCCTCGCTCCGGAACAGAGTAGGGAAGACTGGTTGTCAGGCCGATGAAATCCACCGGCCTGACTTCAATCAGTGACCCGTTTCCAGAGTCTATTTGGAACGGCTGTTGAACCGATTTCCGAAGAGTGATTGTCGTGGTGACGTTGCCACGAATGTAGAGAAATGAACTGCCAGCGACTGCCAGCAGGTCTCCCGTCATGTCCGTGATTGCGTCGTCAAAGTCACTCATGGATTAGCTTGCGACCAATGGAAGTGAGTACCACTGTGTTGCGGATGTCGCGATGAACTGCAAAGGCATTGCGCCAGTCGTGAGGCTCAGTGCAGCACTGGCTGACAGGGCATTGACTGTTGCGCCAGTTTTTGGCCACACCTTCAGAACGCCTGCCGTCACGCCTTTGACATAGACGATCATTCCGGGAATCGCCACAGGCAGGATGACGCCCTTCGTTCCGTCAGCACCAGTCACGATGTTGATGCCCTGTGAAAGCTGAGCGGCATCACCAATGACTGAGCCAGCAGCTGTGACAGAACTCACGGCAAGCAAGTTCGACTGGCGATTGAGTTCAACCACACCGAAATCGTCACCGCTTGCTGCCGTTTCAACGCAGACACCGGCATACGTTCCGACACCAAGCTGATTAGCCGCACCTGTGCCGGCTGTTCCGCTGTCAGGATCGCCGGTTGGATTCCAATGGACTGGAAGTCCACGGACCCAAGCGGCAGTCGTTTTAGGCAGTTTGAACAGCCCTTCGATTGCCAGTGAGCCTTGAGCACTGGCTGCGATGTCGGTGATTGCGACGCCGACGATTCCGTTCAGGACAACAACGTCTCCGCCAACAACTGCGCCGGATGGCGTGTAGTCAATGGCACATTCGTCTGAGTATGTTCTTGCCGGTACTTGCGGCATGTTCGTGACCTCCAAAATTCATGTTGAAAAGTGGCCCGCCGGAACAACTCCGGCAGGCTCATATTGTCATCGTCACGAAGTGACTACGCCGCGCCCTTGCTCATTAAAGCGTTGAGGTATCCATCGCCAAGGTTGCATCCGAAGTCGTGATAGCCTCGGAACTGGATGCCAAGCTGATTGAAGTCTGCATCAGCAGATTCCACGGTCGGTGTTTCCTGACCGTTCAGGAAGCTCACAACAACTGGTGTGCCCTGCGACTTGTCACCGAGCAAGTACCATGCTGTGGTTGAGTAACCACTGATTGACGAATCAGAAAGCTGATTGGCAACGATCGGCGTGTACTTGTTGGCGAACGTGTTCACGTCCGACACCTTAACGGCTGCGATGTTGCGTGCTCCGTAAAGAGCGTCCGCAACGGTTTCAAGTTCTGGCGGAACCAGCAGGAACTTGGCAGTTCCTGACAGTCGCTTCGCACCGTCTGCTGATGATGTTGTTCGCTGACGCCAAGCCTTCTGGCCGAGCCCCAGACCAACACCATCAGTGCCGAGGTTTGTTGTGGAACCTGTGATGTAGTTGGTTCGCGTTGCTGTAAAGATCGTAGCAAGTCCGCCCAAGAACGTTGACCAGAACAGGTCGTTCAGCTTCATCGCACCACCACGGCCAATACGATTGCGAAGGTCATCGAACGCCGACAGATCATCGTTGATGATGTCCTGTCGTGTCAGACTTGCCATCTTCGCATAGGTGTCGACTGATCGAGTGAATGACTCTTCGCTCAGCGTGCCGTGCTTCATCACGCCACCAGGGCCGAGCTTATCATAAGACATGTCGTCCAACAGTCGGTAACTGGTCACGGTTTTGAAGTCGCTGACGCTCTTCGTCTGGGCGATTTCCTTCCAGACCATGTCTTCTTCAAGGTATCCCTGCAGCAACTCCTTGTTGGCCACATTGGACAGGATGCCCGGAAGGCTGATTGCCGTGAAAGCGGCACTTACGGTTCGCCCGTCTGGGCAAGCGTAACTGAGCACTTCGCGGATGTTTCCGGTCGTTACTTTCAGGCCGGCAGACATCGGCATTCCGTTTGCGGCAGCGGCCATCAGCATGATCTGCTGAAGACCAGCACCACGGCGGAACTGAGAATGTGCAGCCTGCAGTATTTTGTCGTCGAACTGCTTTTCAGTGTCCTTGATTCCGCGAGTTGAGCACAACGCAGCTTCGAGCACCAATGGCAACTGCTCCGGTGAATTCTGAGCAGACTGGAACGAGGTGACTCGTGTTCCGCGTGCCTGAATCTCTTTGGCCTTCATGACTTCCAGCTCAACCTTGTCGAGACTCCAGTCCTGATCGATCGCGGTTGCGATGATGTTTGGAAAGCCGCTGGCCTTCGCAGAGATTTCTGCGGACTTGCGGAACTGTGCAGCGATCATCTTGCGACCTTCCGCCAGTGAGGCTTGCAGGTCAAGAGTTGCCCCGGCGGCCGCCGTTGGCATTACCGCTGGAGAAGCAGGAGCAACAGGAGCGGCCATCACTGGCACTGCTGGTGCGGTCATTGCCGAAAAACTGGTCTGCAGAGCAGCGGCAGCTTCTGGCGTTAGAGTAGCGGCATCAAGCCCCAGGCTCTTGCAATAATCTTCGAACGACATAGCTGCCGATCCTTTCAAAAACGGGCGAGCACTTGCCGCCAGATTCACAGAAGTTGTCGAGTCCGCCCCCATTGGAAGGACCGACGTTTCACGAAGCACGGAACGCCGTGCAATCACAACAGGACCTGTGAAGGTTTGCCCGTTTGCTGTTGCCGTTTGACCGGCGGGAATGTCTTCGGACTCAATGACCATCGCACCAATGGAAGCCTGCCACGTGTGCCCGGCTGCGGCTTGTGCGAGGACTTGCAGAGCGAGTGCGGATTGACCGGTGATTGATCCGGCGAGCGTCAGCTTTGTGCCGTCGTTGTGGATGTTGTCAGTCAGCCCTAACGTTGCTTCAACGCTTTTTGTGTGGTCGATCAGGATCGGAATCGAGCCAGGCAATTCGAGGCCGGAAAGATCGACAACCACCGGATGCGGAAAGCCGTCAACCGGCAGTAGTCCGCCTGAGTATGCAAGGATCGAAAAGCGTTTCGGCTTGCCTGCTCCATTCGCCTTGAGGCGAACGAAGGCCGTCATTTTTAGTGGCTTCATACAGCTACCTCCTGAACCGTCGCGTCTTCAATGCCGCCATCCATCGCGTCTGTGATCAGTGCCGTGATGCGATCCGGAGCGAGCCCGATAGAAGCCAGCGTTTGTTCTGTCATGACTTGCGACATCGAACCGCTCGAAAACTGATCCAGCGCCGACTTGATTCGCTTTTGATTGTTCGTGAAAGCACGTTGCCCGATGCTGGTGTACTCGCCCTGTGGCAACGCGGCCTGAGCCTGCTGGCCCGGCATTGCTGCAGGCGGCTGCCCCGGAACGATGCCAAACGTGTTCGCAAATAAAGCCTGCTTGTAAGTCTCGACAGGAACACCAAAGTCAGAGGCCGCTCGCAGGCATTCGGTGTCCCAGTCCTGCCCGCGTCTTGCATGTTCCTGTGTCGGAGTTGACAGCCCCGACTTCAGTCGAATTGAAGCGGCGTTCGCCGAGTCCACAGCGTCCAGTTCCGGAAGCGGGGGCCAATGCCATCGATGGTCGATTTGGTTGATTGACGGGAGGCCATCAAGCAAGCCCGGAACATAGATTGCTGATTCGAGGAACCAACGGAAAACCGGCTCGATGATTGACCATTCGATTCGCGACTGCTCGCATTGAACTTCAGGCTCCCACACATTTTTCATGTCGCCTTTGAAGGAGCTGAAATTTGCGTCTTTACCAGTGCCTGCCGCGAGCGTGTACGGCATGTTGGTACAGCGGCTGAAACTCTGAAGAGCCTGTCGCTGAAACATTTCGTAAAGCGGCCCCGGCTGCTTCGGCTCGACCTGTCCGATTTCCCAACCAGCAGGCAGGGTCGTCAGCATGTTTCGAGTCAGTTCGATCTCTGCGAAGTCGGCTGGCGACGACGAAGGATCGAGCGAAGGCGAATTGCTCTTGAGATACATCGCGAAGTTTGCGGCGGTCTCAGCAGAGTACAGCGTGGCCAGTTCTTGCCGACGCATGATTGGCAGCGTCTGGAGTGCTGGCGTTGCTCGCGGAATTCCTCGTGTCTGCCCTGGGCGATCGGCCCGGAACAAATGCAAAACTTCACGAGACGAATACCACTCACCGTCAAGCGTCGATAATGGAGCATTGCTGCCGGGATGGTGATCGTAGACGTAGACTTCCAGTTCATTCGTGGACCGATCAAACCGGATTCCGTCATCAGTAAACGGATCGTTATAAACCGACGCCTGCCACGGCGTTGCGACCTGATCGGATTCAATCGTCCGAATGTCCAGAGTCAGCGGCCAGTTTTGCGGCCGGTCGGCTCGCATCACAAAGACTTCGCCGTCTCGCCAGTACGCTTCGCAGATCGTGCGTAGCATGTCGGCAAGATCGATCTTCGCCGCCCATTGCCGCCACGCTTTTTCGATGCGTGCGTTCGCTTCTGGATTGCTTGTGAGCAACTGCAATCGTGGGCCATTGCCGACGATATGATTGACGGCAGTGCGAAGAATGCCCGCGTACCACGAATTGTTTTCGGCTTCGTAGCGTGATCGGATACGGACAACGCGACGAACGGCGGCGGACATTGCAGCACGGGCGGAAAGCCCATCAGCAGCGGCCCAGTGCTTGCGGTTGTCGGCTGTGGTTTGCGCAAGGTCAAACTTTGCGTTGACCATTACGGGCTTTTGTTTGCTGCGAAACGGCCACATAATTAGTGGCCCCCCGGAGCGACGATCTTTGAGAACATACCGCGAACGGTTGCTCCCATGTCGGCAGTGGCGGCTTTTGCGGCCAGATGCTTTTCGTATTCCATCAACTCCGTGAGCGACCGACGTGAAACAGTCACACCGTCATTACTGACGGTCTGTGGCTTCAACGCTTCGGCGGCGAGTTGATCGGAAATCTCTGACACTGCGAACCCTCGTGAAACCTAGTTATGGTTTGACGATGTCGAGTGTCGATTAGATGTCAGGTGTTGTCGATAGGCTGTGTGGCGCTAATGCCATTGACGAAAAAAGGCGGCTGAGTTTCCTCAGTCGCCTTTACCTTGCCTTACCACGCCTTGCCGCACCAAGCCATGCCCTGCCTCGCCGTGCCACGACTTAACGATTCGCAGTAACCGCCACCAACTCTAAAAGAGTCCCTACCTCGCCGCGACTTGCCCCGCCATGCCCCGCACCGCCTTGCCGCGACCCGCCTTAACTTTTCTTCTTCTCCGGCCATGTCATCACCGGGGTTGTTCGCACCGCTGGATTCACTGGGAGCTCTTCTTTCTTCCGCAACATCGACAACTTGTGTGCCTGATTGCTCACGTTCTTTGCGTACAAGTCGCGATCCGCACCGGTCAGCCTTGCAACATTGACTGCCATCAATCGTCGATGTGCCCGGCGTGCCAACCGCAGACCAGCCTCAAACCGCTTCGGGTTGTAACTCGCTGACTCTGCATCAGTCAGCACATGCAATTCGTTGCCCACGATCCGCACCGTGAGTTCTCGCCTGTGTTCTTTCTTTAGTTGCTTTTGGACAACGCCCAGCAGTTGCAACAAAGCAAACTGCCATTCTTTCGATTCGTCGCACTTGTGCCCGATGGCCTCTTCGCACATTGCAAGAGGAATAGAATCACCGGGCTTCACCTTCGTCGTGTCGATCTGAAAATTCATGTTTCAGAGTCTCCTGTTAAATGTGAAAACAACCTTGCCAAGCCTTGCCGTGCCCGACCTAACCCCGCCCCGACACGCCGGGGCACGAGATTCGCGGAATCCGCCACCATTGCACCGAAGTGCCCTTGCCATGCCATGCCAGACCAATCCACGCCATGCCTTGCCCCGCCGCGCCTTGACAATTCGCTATGCCACCACTCTGATAAACAGAGCCTTGCCGTGCCGATCCTTTCCCCACCATGCCCCACCTCACCGTGGGATTCACTTGCTGCGGGAACGATCCGCAGTTCGCCAACCAAGTGACACCTTGCCTTACGGAACCCTGCCAGTCCCCGCCACGCCTAGCCGTACCCGGCCTGGCCGAACCGGACCTTAGCTATTCAACAATCTGAAACCGGCCAAACTTCGGGCGATAGTCGCACAGCCCGACCTGCGTTCCGGCATCTGCAACCGCTAGCATGATCTGCTCGGGATTCACCAGATCAGCGTTATAGCTGACCTCAAATTCCAGTCGCCAGTTGCGGAAGATCGGCCGCGTTCGCATGACTCGCGACGTGCCGACCTTAACGCCTCGCACGTCCGCAAACTCTTCATGCCGCTCCCACAGTTGATCCACGGTCAGCTTTTCGCCGTAGTCAAGCGGGGCGTTTTCCATCACGGCAATAGCTGACTTAAATTGCTTCCCGAGCTTGCTTTTCTTCGCGCCTTCGATGAGGCAAGATTCAATTACTTCTGATGGAATTTCGACAACACCTGCCGGTGAAACGTAGAGTCCTGCTTTAAATTCCAGCCTGCTTAGCTCAGCGTGTACCTCGTCCGTTTTCTTTCGCTGCCCAGTCAATGCCTTCATCTGCTTGACCAACGGATTCAGCGGATTTGCGAGCTGCCCGTTGTGCATTAACAGCGGTGCAATGCCTTCAATCGTGAACGTGATTGAATTAGCCATGTCTTACCACTCCATGAAAAAACCCGCTCACAAGCGGTCAGACTTGTGGCGGGTTTCTCAGTCCGGATTGCTCCGGGAAAGTTCTGTTGAATCATCTCTGACCAGATGACTAAGGCCCCAGTATACGCAATGCTTGTGATTCGTCAACGTCATTCACACGGGCCTGAAAATGTTCCACGCCCATAACCACTGATAACTCTTTCGAGTGTTTTATTTAGTTCGCCGCATTTAACGCACCGACGCTCTCGGATGATCATTCCCACGGTCTTCCTCGTGTGTGCGACGTTTGGCAATTCTCCGCCGCACTTATCACACTTCAGGCCGCTCCCCGGCAGTTGAAACTCACCCACGGCGAGCCCCTCCTGGTAGTGCGAACGCTCGGATCTCTTTCTTTGTTCCACTATCTCCATTCAGCTTGCATCCTAAAACAGAGGCACCCACGAGACACCCGACGAAGGTATCCCACCAGTCATTATCACGCCCAACGTTCTGCGCCCAGATGATCGACTTCGCGCCGTCGATCGCCTTTTCCTTCGGAGTCTCAGCCGTGAAATGTTCAGCCAGCAGTCTGTTCGATCGCTCTTCAGTGCCCGGCAGAACGATTGCCGATGGAGCCCCGACCGCCGTGAGCAGGCGGCGACTAGCAAAGCTCTTCATCAAGTTCGCATCGAATTGAATATGGGTAGGCGTGTCACTGCGTCGCTCAATCCATCCAGTTCCTGATTTGTCCCTGACCGGATCGCCCCACAAATGAATCGGCTTTCGGCCGGCGGCGATTGCAAATCCCTTTGATGGCCGCATCCGTGAGCGTTCTTTGCTTGATTGAATCTGCGAACGAATCAGCGGCATCTGCCCACCGTCGGCCCAGTCCTTCAGCATGAGGTCAAGATCTGGGAAGTCAGCGAATAGCTCAGCCTCGAAGTTGTTGTGAGCATTAACGAAAGCCTCTTCCCACGACTTGCCGGGAAGCTCTTGCCCGATCGTCCGCACAAGATCCGACTTGTAAAAGATCGGCCTGCCCTGATCCGGCCACGTTCGGTAATCAACGACAGCCCCGCTGAAGTCTGAATTGACAGACAGGACCATTCCCCACAAGACTTGATCCGACGAGTCAATGAATGCTGTCAGGTAGCTGGACGCCTCTGGCATTGACCCACGTGGAATATGTGACAACCGATTCATCAGCGTTTGCGTGTCGAGCTTCAGCCCGCTCGTGTTGATCGGTGCGTCGCCTTCCTGCTGAATCTCTTTTCGAAAGAACTCCGGATCAAGTGCCCTGATCGTCATCAGCGACTGCAGGGCTGACAGCTCCTCCGGAAGTTTGTCGTGTTCCCAGGCGACGACTCCGCCGTCATCCATTGCGGATCTGTTGGCCGCGTAGAAGTCCTGAGCAAGTTTCTTTCCTTCGTCCGGTGTGGCTCCCTGCCCCAGCTTCGCAGCGTATGAATCCCACAGGTCCATCTTGTCAGGCATTCGCAAGACGGAAGGGTAAACCTTGCCGTGCCAGTCTTTGTGCCGTTCTCGATTCAGGAATCGGATTGTCAGGTCGTCCGGCTCGCGGACAGTGCAAACCATGATCTGTGCCATCTTCTGCCCGAGGCCGGCCAACCCGCCAAATGTTTTTGTAATCCGGTCTTCAAGCTGTTCGGTCTGAGATGGAGACAGTGCCGTCTGTGGCGTTTGAACGTCATCGAATGCGAGCAGGTCCGGACGGATAGTGACGCCAAAACGATCGACATAGGACAGCCCGGAAACGTCTGTAGAGTTCACCGAATACGGGGCAATATGACACTGGCATGATGGCGCGTCGTGAATGTCCGGAAAGACGATTCTGCCTCGTTCGTCTTTGTGGCTCAATGTCAGCGGTCTGCCATTCAGTCGAAACTGGCGTTTCGGCTGCCGGAGTTTCAACAGGAGCGGCGTCAGTTCAGGATAGTCATCGAGCAGAGTCGTCGAGGATGCCAGCAGGCTGAAGAAGTTTTCCCGGTGTTCGTTCGCCTTGTCGTCCGTCGCACCGATCAAGACTGGGAATTTCCGATGTCCGTTGACCGCGGCCCAGATCGTCGCAACACGAGCACAGGTCGATTTCAGCCCACCGCGTCGAACTGCGTGAGCTTCTTTCCCGCCGGAGAAAATGACCTCTTGAAAGCGATCCATCATTGCCCGCTGGTAAGGTGCCCACGGAAGGTAAAACGTCGGTTTGAAATATGTTTCGGCGAACAGCAGGTTATCGGCTGCGCATCGTTCGCGGCGTTGTGGATTCGCGATCTCTGGCAGCGGCCCGATCTCCTGAGACGCTGCCGTCTTTGCATTGATGATTTCGGCGTTACGTGCTGAGCGAGCTGCGGCGTAGTCGGCACCTGATCCGGATTGACCACCGCCAGCGATCTGACGAATGACGCTGTCAAAATCACTCTCCGGAATCGCTGACCAGAACTCTTCCTGCTCTGACTCGCTCAGCGATAGCAAGTGTGAGATTTCTTCGTTCGTCAGTTCGGTTGTCAACATTTACTCCGACATTGATTGTCGTCTGTGGCTGTGGTGACGTGGACGACTCTGGCTTGTCGTTCTGCTCCTTCATCTTGATAATCGTCGCGATTGCCTTGAGTCTCACCGCCGCCTTTTCTTTCGGGTTTACTGCCATCGCCCCGGCGATCTTCGGCAACGCAGACAGCAACTGTTCCGGGATGTCCCAGCCTTCGCGGATTGCCCGCCGAACGGTTGCGAGGTCTGATCGTGTGTGGCTTGGATCGGTTAGGAGTTCGGTTGTAGCCATTGTTCAATCACCGCTTTCGCTACTTGTTCGGTCATTTTAGGCGGTACGCTCATTCCGATCATGTACTTGCCTATTTTGTCGGTCTTGGCGTAGTAATCGTCGAGGAATGAGCCGAGCCGCTTCCATTCTCGACATGTAAGCTGCCTGCATTCGCTCCAGTGGGTCATCTTATCGTGGTTTGTAGCTGCTATCGAAGAACACGGGCTTTCCGGATTTACCTTAGGCCAATTGAAAAGTTTTGCCGGCTTACCGCTTCTTACTACCGCTTGCTCAAATCGCTCTCCCGGTCTAGTTAGCGGCCACCATGCTGCAGCGCACTTACCTACTGCCGTTTCGTTTTTTTCGTCCTGGGTTAATTCTTGCAGGTCCTGTGTAGCCTCCCCTGCAGTGATCCACCGATGCTTGGGGCTTAGCTTTAGCTTTGGCTTATCAATGTCGTTACGCAAGGCACAAAAGAAAACCCGTTCGCGTCGCTGCGGGACTCCGCAATCTGCCGCATTTACCAAGAACAATTGAGGCTTGTATCCAATTTCTTTGAATCGCTCCATTACCATCTTGGTGTAGCCTTTGGCGTTGCCAAGAATCATCCCTTTGACGTTTTCAGCGATTGCCACCTTGGGTTTGAGCCGAGCAACCAAGTCCAAGTAATCGAAAAACAAATCGCTCAAGACCTGCTTAGCTTGCCCTTCTCGGAAGTGCTTATCTTTGCCCCATGATTTTTCTCGACTGCCTGCCATGCTGAACGTACTGCAAGGAGGTGACCCATCGAGGATATCCAACTCGAACAATTCGCTTGGAAGGTCTTTTGTAGCTAAGTCGCCAATCGGGCAAAGGTAGTAGCTAGGCGGGTTCAAGTTGCGTTTGTAGTGCCAGGCCATTTCCGGATCAATGTCATTTGCTGCTACGATCGTGCATCCGGCCCGCTTGTAGCCCATTGACGATCCACCACCGCAAGCAAACGTTGACATGACTGTCAGGCCATTCTGCGGAACGTCGGCAAGGTCTTTCAGTGACCACGCACAATCAGGCTTTGGGAGGATCAAACTCAAACTGGCACCTCGGGCATTTGCATTGCATTTCGAAACTGTCTGTGTCTACTTCCAAAGAACTGCTTTCCGGTGGCTCCTCGTCTTCCTTGCTTTCAAACTCCAACAACTTCGCCAACTCATCCGCGTCGAACCCTAGCAGCGCCATATCAAAGTCATCGGCGTGCAGGTCGCTCAGTTCGTTTGCCAGCATCTCCTCGTCCCAGCCGGATGAAAGGGCAATCCGATTATCGGCGAGAACGTAGGCACGTTTCTGTGCGTCCGTAAGATGCGATAGACGAAGGCATGGAACTGACTCCAACTTCAGCAACTGTGCGGCCATCACTCGACCGTGACCAGCGATGATGCCATCGGCTGCGTCGATCAGCACGGGATTGCAGAAGCCAAACTCCTGGATACTTCCGGCAATCTGCTGGACTTGTTGCTCACTGTGCGTCCGTGCGTTGCGAGCGTAGGGGATGAGTTCGGCCGTCGCGATTTGCTCGATCTGCGCGGATTGCACCCCTGACCCCTGTAGTTTTTTTGGTTTAGCCATGCAAACAAAACTATCTCTCAAAGTATG